GTAGGCAAGACCACCCATACCACTCATGATACGAAGGACGTTATTGTTAACGGCATAGATCTTAACCTTACCTGCATCAGTTTTTGGTTTGAATGTGAGAGAAAGAGTAGCGTTGTCTATGCGACTGAAATTACAAGTTCCAGATGGTTGATGTTCTTCAGGTTTAAGAGCAAAGGAATACACATAGATGTGTTTGTTGGGAACACGCGTGTGATGTTGATAAGGTTGCACAAGGCGGTAGTAAGAACCAGGGCGATCTTGCATGCGATCATGACCATTAAGAAGAATCTTGGCACTTTCAAGAGGTTCACTGAAGGATGGAGAACCATGGTATTCTAAGGATGTTGTATGATCACCTATTTCTTTTTCACCATCAGGGTCAGGTGTATGTTGCCACGATGGTAAATCACTGTTTGCTGTTGCAGTAGAATCTCTGGAATAATTAAAGTGATCTTTATCAGTTTCAGCTTCAGAAGATTTGTAGACCCATACTAACTCTTTAACTGGGTGATTGAAATTCATGCGGTATTTTTCAGTTTTTGGTGTGTCAGTATTGTTTCCAGAAATAGATTCATCACCAGTAAATTGAAGTTGTTCAATGAGCATTTCATGAGAAACTTGAGCAAAACGACGGCGTTCGTCTGTATCAAGGTAAATGTAGTCAACCCAAAGAGAAGCTTCCGCTATTTTTTTAGTGGAAAGTGTACCAGTATAGCCCCATACTAAGCTATCAAACTTGGCAAAATCAATGTTTACGCGAACCTCGTGGTATTGTAAGGCAATAAGAGGTAAGGCAAGACCAGGGTTTCTGTTGAAGAAGAAAATAAGGGGAATGTAATATGTACGTTCTTTGTTTTCTGTTGGTGTTCCGTCATACATACCAACCATTTCCTTGTATCCTGCACGTTTTTCTTCAGGCATACTAAGTTGGCTCCAAATTTCTAACCAATCACTATAATGTTTATCAATGCGCTGACCACCAATTTCAAGTTCAATAGAACTCATGAGAGCATGACCAACGGAATTTACGTAATATCCCTTGTTGTCAAGATCAGGAAGTGTAACTTGAAGATACATATTTGTAACAAGATCACCATTGCGGCTAATTGTGGCAGTTACACGGCGATTGAAATCAGCATCACCATTGAAAACTTGTTGAATGGATTCAACAGCAAAGTTTGTGTGTCGGCGGTAAACAACCTTAAAGAAAGTAATTTGGGGATTACCAGTTAAGAATACATCTTGAGCGCCATAAGCGACTAATTGCATAAGACCTCCACCCATTTTGTTGTATTATAATACAAGAAAAAAATTTTACAATGAACACAAGTGTGTGTATAAATAAATTTTTTTCTATAGTTTTTAAACATAATGAATCTTCAAATTAAAAGATTTGATCCGAAGAATATTGGAGACAATAGAGTATGTGTTTTTGTTGGAAAGCGCGGAACAGGGAAAACAACCCTTGTTACTGACATATTGTATCATAAACAGCACATACCCGTAGGTATTGTCATGTCCGGAACTGAAGAAGGTAATAGCTATTACCAAAATTATGTACCAGATTTATTTGTATACAATGATTATTCATCTGAAGTTATGGATAAAGTTATTGCACGTCAAAAAAAATTAGTAAAACATGAAGCACCAAATTCACATGTATTTGTTCTAGTTGATGACTGTATGTATGATAAGAAAATGATAAGAGATAAATGTATACGTGGTATTTTCATGAATGGTCGTCATTGGAACATTTTCTTTATGTTAACAATGCAATATTGTATGGACTTGAGTCCAGACTTAAGGGCAAATATAGATTATGTATTTATTTTAAGAGAAAATATCATACAAAACAGGGAAAAAATCTACAAAAATTTCTTTGGAATTTTCCCAACTTTTGACATGTTTAATCAAGTAATGAATTCTTGTACAGAAAACTTTGAATGTCTTGTATTAGACAATACATCCAAGAGTAATAAAATAGAAGATGTTGTTTTTTGGTACAAAGCAAAACTCAGACCTAGTGGTTCATTTAAAATTGGTAGTCCACAGTTTTGGAATTGTCACAAGTCAAAATACAATCCTAAATACGATGATGAAGAAAATATTGATAAAATAGATACTTCTAGAGTTAAGAAAAATAGCATATCTTTAACAATTAAGAAAAAACATTAAAATTTTTTTGTATTATTAATATAAAATGAATCAATACATTCCTATAGTATTTTATGTTCTCATTGTATTTTTTTCTATGGTTCTCAAATTTGTCATAAATGCTGATTTTCTTAATACTTCTAACGGTGAATCCAAAAAATTGTCAGTATTTGAAACAATGAATTATGTTATTAGTTTAATACCAATTCTTGGTCTTAAAACACATTATGTAGCAGAAGCAAAAATTGCTCAACTTATAGAATTTATGATTAAAATGATATTCATAACATTTATTGTTATTATGGTTTTTTACAAACAAAAATCAGTTTTGTATGCATTTAATTAAAAATCTTCTTCAAGATTAAAACATTGTTTATCTTCATTTACCATAACACCAGCTTTTGAATATTCACCAACACGTTTCTCAAAAAAATTTGTTTTTCCATTTAGACTAATTTTTTCCATAAAAGTGAATGGACAAGCACATTTATACATCTTATTATATCCAAGTTGTACAAGCAATCTATCTGCAACAAATTTGATATAATCCTCCATTAATTTACTGTTCATTCCTATCATAGCACATGGGATTGCTTGTGTTATGAATTCTATTTCATATTCTACAGCTTCATTTACTATTTCAAAAACTTCATTTTCTAACAGTTTATTTTGAAGACACTTATAAATTTCTATACTTGTGTGTGTGTGCATACCTTCATCGCGACTTATAAGTTCATTTGCAAAGCAGAGACCTGGAAGCAATGCACGTTCTTTCAACCAATATATGGAACAAAAGGAACCACTAAACATAACACCTTCAACAATAGCCATAGAAATTACTCTTTTGTTAAAAGGTACATTTTCGCTATTTGTCCATTTTTTAACCCAAGAACCCTTCTTTCTAATGGATTCTATATCATTGAGTGCATTAAACATTTTGTTTTTTTCTGATTTGTCCTTGACATATCTGTCAAGAATTATGCTATATGTTTCTGAATGAATGGCTTCTATACCTGTTTGGAATGCAAGTGTATGAAGTATTTCTTGCACTTGTATCTCAGTGTTAAAATTGGTTCCTAGATTTTCTAACACGAGTGCATCACTTGCTGCAAAAAATGCCAATATAAAAAAAATAAAATATCTTTCATTTTCATTAAGAATTTGTAGATCGTTGTCATCTTTTGAAAAATCAATTTCTTCAGGTTGCCAAAAACAAGCCCGTTGTTTTTTATACAATTCATAAAACACCATAAATTCGTTTTTTATTGGAAACAATGTGTATTTATTTAATTTTGGGTTAAGAACACTTTCAATATACTTAGATCCATTTAACAATGTAGTATAGTCCATTACAACCTTAGAATTGACGTCTACAAGAACAGGAAATGAACTTACATTTTCAATAATATCTTCAAGATCTTCATGATTTTCAAGTATTTTTTGCAATGATCCAACCACAATACTTTCAAATTTTACATTAGATTTTCTCAAAAGTTCTTTGATTAATACACATTGGCTGCAATTTTCTTTGGAATATAACTTTATATGGGATATAACTTTCATATGGGCCATCATTGGATATTATACATAACATTTTAATCTTTAAGTGTAAAATATATAAAGATTTGCTTTTAAATAAAATTAATGTCTCAACAACATGTAACGTTAGAGCACAAGCATAATTGCAAAATTGAAAATTTAGAAAATGAAAATTTAGAAAGTTTGTATAAGAAAAAAGATAAATTAATGAAAAAGATTGAATCTTGTAAAATCTTTTTTACGAAATTAGATATTGAAGATGAATTAGAAAAAATAAATGAAAAAATCAAAGATTTAAAAACAAATATATCAAGTAATGAATATTACTTAGATGTCATGAATATTTTACAAAAGTATTCTGAATTGAAACCAAAGAAAATGGAAAATATGGACAACTTTGACATGTTTGCAATGAAACAACAAACTTCTACACAAGACAACAAAGGAAAATTATACAAGGAATATATTCAAATTGTAGACAATCAAATTATGGAAAGCGATACACATGAAAAAAATACATACACATGTGAAAAATGTAACGAAAACTTTCTCATGAGTGTAATTGAATCTCTCATGATTTGTCCAAAATGTGGTAAAACAGAACAATACTTTGACATCAATATTCAAGGGATGACATATGAACAAGAAATAACAAGCGAAGTTAATGTTTCATTCAGCTACAAAAGAATTAATCATTTCAATGAGTGGTTAGCGCAATTTCAAGCAAAAGAATCAACTGAAATACCAAGAGAACTACTTGATGCTTTAACAAATGAATTTAAGAAATCGCGTATCAAAGACATGAGTCAAATAACAACTAAAAAAGTAAAAGAATTTTTAAAAAAATTGAATTACAACAAATTTTATGAACATACAACACATATTACAAACTTATTGAATGGTATTAAACCACCCACCATGAATCCAATATTAGAAGAAAAACTAAGAAACATGTTTAGACAAATACAAGTTCCATTTGAAAAACACAAACCTAAGGAAAGATCAAATTTTCTCAGTTACAGTTATTGTTTGTACAAATTCTGCGAACTTTTAGGGGAAGATTCATTTATGAATCAATTTCCCTTATTAAAAAGTAGAGAAAAATTGTATCAACAAGATTGTATATGGAAAAAAATATGCACTGAATTAAAATGGGAATATATTAAAACAATATAAAGAATATTTACCTATTTTACATAAATGGCAGTAAATCATTTGGAACCAGATACTTTTACTATTCCTGGACAGAACTATGCACTAATCAATGTTGTCAGTCCTAAAAGCACGCAGAAAAATGACAACTTTGCTGTAAAAATTAAAGGTGTTTTTGCAACACTTGAAGATGCTAAAGCACATGCAGCAAAAATAAACAAAATTGATCCAACATTTGATCTTTTTTTAGTTGAGTTGTACAAATGGCTACCTATTCCACCTTCAATTGATGATATTGAAAATCAAGAATATCAAGACACTAAATTGAATGACATTATAACTTCTCATCATGATGAACAAATAAAAGCAAAGGAATTCTTTGAAAAAAGAAAAACAGAATTGAGTCAAGGAAAACTTGAACCTAATGAATTTATGAATACTGAAAATTCGGTTAATTAATTTTTCATTTTTCAATCCCATTTTAATATACTATGGTATTGTCTGTTATATTGACTGCCTTACAAGAAAAAGAATTATCAAATATAAACCCATGTATTGACAGATATTTAAGTGACAAACATGTACAATGTGTTGTTCTTATTGTTAAAGATAAACCACAAAAGGTCAATGATCTTAAAGTTCTATATGAACATAATAAAAAAGTAAATATTATTAATATTGATATATACAACAACATTCATGGAAAAGATATAAATGATCAATTAAAAGACATATTGAAAACATATAATTATGAACAAGTTTTTGTAACAAGTGTTGATTGTGTCTTAATACCAAAATGGTATCAAACATTTCAATTGAATTACTTGTTGTGCAAATCGCAGTGGTTTATACTTTCAAATATAAAAAGTTCAAAAGATGTAAAAGATAATTTTTTATCCAAAGGTGTTATTAATTCAACAGCAAGTTATCCTACTATTGAGTATAGAATACTATCAATAAAAAATGTCCAAAAACCAATATGTCACTTTTTAGGACATACTGATTATATTTTCACATCTAAACAAACATTTAATATCATCTTAAATAGATATTACGATTTGTTTATACATATATCGGAACATGACGTTTTTTCATTCAGCTACAACATGTTCATCAATGCAATTAATATTTTTATTCCAAAAGATAAAATAGTATATGGAACTACTACAGAAATAAAACAAATGCTTTATCAGTCAAGATTTGATGAAAAACTTCATAAAAATCCTGAAATCTTCTTCAATGCTTGTAATATAGATAACGAAAAGTTAAAGAAAACTTTAGTCCAAATTCAAGATGAACTAAAAGAACATCCTGTAAAACCACTAATTAAAGACTTAGAAAAACCTGTAATAAATAAATCTTTAAGCATTCCAGGTATGAAAAAAATATTTATATCAATAGCGTCTTTTATGGATGTTCAACTTAATAATACCATTGACAACATGATTGAAAAGGCAGATCACCCAGAACGTCTTGTGTTTGGAATAGTAAATCAACATACACGCGATGAAATGAAAGTTTTTAGAAGAAAAAGAATTCGCGATCCGTTGATAAAAATTATTGATGTATTTCATAAAGATTCAAAGGGTTGTTGTTGGGCACGTTCTAAAGTTCAATCATTATTAACAAACGAAGAACTGTATATGCAAATAGATGCTCATCATAGATTCGTTGATCACTGGGACACAATCTGCGAAGCAATGTTGGATCAATGTAAAAAATATTCTAAAAAACCTATACTTTCATCGTATGCAACAATATGCACTATGGAAGACAACGTTTTCAAAATTACACATCATGATGCACCTTTCAGGATGAATTGTGAACGCTTTTATGACTTCCCCAAAGTACGATATGTTCCTGAAGTTGTTCCAAATTGGAAAACACTGCAAGAACCACAACCGTGGTTTACAATTAGCGCACACTTTATATTTACAGATTCACATTGGGTAAAAGAGATTCCCTATGATCCAGATTTGTATTTTGATGGTGAAGAAGACACACTTGCTTTACGTTCTTGGACACACGGATGGGACATTTATTACCCTCATAGAGTTATTTCTTATCACTATTACATAAGAGCAAAAGAAGCTAAACCTTTTTCAAGCGATAAAGATTGGCATATAAGAAACAAAAATTCTAAAATAAAAATTAATTACATACTTGGTATTGAAAAACCACCAACACCAATTGATAAAAAATATGCTCTTGGAAATGCGCGAACTTATGATCAATACGTAGATAAATATAAAATAGATTATCACACAAGAACAATAAGAGGTCTTCCGTGTGTAAATAACGCATCTTCTAATAAACCTATCAAAAAAGAGTATAATTTTAATTTGAATCCTGGTGTAATTGCATTTTTACACGAAAGAGGTAAGTTTTTAAAATTAAATGAAACGGATTGGGAAGAACATACAAATGACGGTAAGTACAAATTTACTGAAATATCTAATAGTGATGGTAATTACATAATTGAGGATAAAACACGTAATGCATTAATTCGAATTGAAAATAAAGAAAATGCGAAATGCGAAATCAAATTTGGTCAAAATGATTACTTTATTCTGTACAAATTCATGAGCAGATTTGAAAAGAAACAAGTCCAATTTTCTAAAGAACTAGAAAATATAAAAGAAATACCTCCACGACCACCAAAGCCACAACAATCACAACCATTGCAAACAAAGCATCCATTGCCACCAAAGCCACCATTGCCACCAAAGCCACCATTGCCACAATTACAACCACAACCATTGCCACCAAAACCAAAACCACAACCAATAATTGAACACGATTTTGACGTAATTGTTGAAAATAAGGAAAACAAAAACGAAAGATTTACACGAAAGAAACTTGATTCAAAAGAATGGATATATACAAAAGAACAAACAAAAACAAACCTAGTAATTATGCAGGATTCTTTTCAACATTACATTATTCGTGACAACAATTCTGGTGTCGAATACAAAATTTTCAAATTAGAAAATAAAGTAGAATTTAAAAAGGGAAACAGATGGGAAATGTACATAAAAGACGTTTTAATTACAAAAGAACCAACAAAACCAGTAGTTATTAATCCAGGTAAACCCATTGCAATTGTTATGTGTTTTACACCTAACATTTTCAAATATGCACTTGTTGCAGAACAAAACATAACAAGTTATGCAAAAGAACACGATTACACTTGTTACATTTATAGAGACACTGTAAATAAAGTAAGTGAGCATCCAACGTGGAATAAGCCTCTTGTTCTCAAAAATAATATTCAAAATCACGAATACATTATGTGGATGGATGCTGATGCAATATTTACAAACTTTGACATAAAATTAACAGATATTATTGGAAAACAACCACATAGATCTCTTTTACTTTGCAATGACATAGGTGGTTGGAAATTCAATGCAGGTGTTCAAATATGGAAAAACACAAAATGGTCTATAGAAACTTTAGAAAAATGGTGGGCTACTGAACATATTGACCATCTTAAAGGTGGTGATCAAATTCAACTTATTGATTTGCTTAAAAAAGAAGATTCAAAGAACTACTTTATTTTCAACGAAATTGAATTCAATGCGCATCCAAAAACACACAAAATTGGAATGTTTGTTATGCACATGATGGGTATGGCTGGTAATCATCGTTTTGATGCATTCAATAAATACAATAAAATGCTAATAAATAAAAAGATAAATGTGAATGAATTGAGCCAAAGTATATTAGATGTTTTCAATAAATACAGCATAAAATCAGTATATCATATTGATTGTGGACCATGTAAAAACTTCAATAAATTATTGGACAAGCTGATAATACCATACAAAGGTTTTGACAAAGAAAATAACATTATTCAAGAAAATAATAAATTACATCAAGACAAAATATTTAAACAAGAGTTTAATATTAATGATATTTCATTTGACGCTGAATGTATTCTGTACTTGAATTCACGAACACCAAGTCAAGAAAGAATCAAACATGTCCTTCGGAAATTACAGATGTCTTCTAAAGTTCGCTATTTTATTAGCTCAATTAATTTGTTGAATTACGACTTTAAATTACCGAAACCTATTATAGAATTAAATGGTAAATTAGGCGTTTGGGAAGCATTCTTTTTACGTACATTAAATTTAAGTTAATTCATGGCTATCGATCATGTATATGTGTTGAATGTCCCTACTGAAACAAAACGCAAAATGCATATGAAAACAACATTAATAAACGAAGGTCTTGTCGAAAACAAAGATTTCACAATACTTGAAGGTGTTGATGGTCGTAAAATAACTAAATTAGACGCACAAAAATATAATGAAAAACGATTAAGGTATTACAATATCAATGGTTATAAAACAAAACCCATGACAAGAGGTCAAATAGGATGTATACAAAGTCATCTTCTTGCATATAAACAAATAGTAAATAACAATTATAATTGTTGTTTAATCCTTGAAGATGACGCGAAATTTAAGAAATCATTTAAAGAAATAAAAAATAGTCTTAATACTTTTGATCATTTGAAAAATTTTGATTATATGCTTCTTCATAGAAAATGTCCCGATTTATGTATGAAAGCACGTGGTTGGCCTTTTGTTAAAAACTGGTTTATGACACCAAATAATGATGAAAAATTAGCAAAAAACGAACACAAAATGTTTATAAAAGCTGGTTTAAGTTACGGAACAAATTCACAACTTGTTACAAAGAGTGGTGCGTTAAAATTGTTAAAGTGGTGTGAAACTATATATGATCCAATGGATATCCAAATTCATATGATGAATTATAACACAAATGTTTTTACAGGAATTTATGAACCTCTAAAAATGTATGCAACAACTGAACCTTTTACAGAACCAGCTGGTTTTGGAAGTCTTACGCAAAGAATACGTTAAAATGCGTATTTGAATAATTGAATATCTTTTATATATAGTTTCTCAACTTTGCTTTTCATTTCATTAGTATAATATGACTTATATTCATTTTTATCATTTGACTTATTTAACCAAGGTAATTTAACAGTAACATTCATCTTCTTAGATATTATTTCCCATTCATTATTCAAATGTTCGTACTTACCCCAATAATCAACAGCAACTTTATCGTTAATACATAAAAATATGTACTGAGGTTTCAAATGCATATTTTCATGTATATTTATTTCGTTAATGTAGTTCATAACAAATGATTCAAATGTTTTGTGCTCTTTAATAGGTTCGTTTCCTAAAATACTACATGTGCCCATTTTGTGCATATATAAATATGCACTAAGTAATCTGTCCCATGGGTTCCGTACAATACTAAAAGTAAAGTAATTAGAAAATTCACGTTTCTTGTGTTTTAAAAGAGAATCTGAAGTAGAATGTCCACCAATTACTTGATTTTTATCATTAATATCACGTATGCAATTTTCAATAGATGTACCAGCGGTTTTTGGAACATGAACAAATATACATTTTAAGTTGTTATAGATTTGTGGGTTTTTATACATTAAAATATTATTCAAATATTTTATTTTAATTAAACGTTCAAAAAAATATATATATATATAAATGACAATTCCGTCTAAATATCACTCAGATGCTAAACTCCGAAAAGAAATCATGAAATACAAAAAAGAAGTTCTTAAGGACTACATATCTGCTTCCAAAGAATTATCTAAAGCGTGTAAAAGTATAATGAGTGAATTTATAAGCACACAAAAACCTACATTGAAACCTAACAAAAACAAAAACAAAAACAAAGGGGTTGGTGTCCCTGCAC